ACATGCTGGATTTTGAAAGAGAAACTAAGAATAGAAAAGGGGTTGTATCCCCACTTGAAGAGAAAATTGGTGAAATGGAAGAACCACCAGAAGAAGGGGAAGTGAATGTTGATTTAGATCCTGATCAAGTAATCACTGATTAAGGAATGATATTATGCCAAAACTAAAAGATTATTTACAATCTGACCTTGATGTGTTTATGAATGTCGATGAGTTTGCAACTAACCACAGCATAAATGGAACTGAAATGGATGTAATCGTTGATAATGATTTAATTGAACAATGGGGCAAAAACAGACAAACTGGGTTTAAAGATCCTACCGGAATATATAATGCAGATATGATGTTTATTGTAAAAGCTGCAGATTATGGGGATAAACCTTTACCGGGGGAAAATATTCGCTTTGACGGTGATTTGTACCAGGTAGCAGATGCAAAAGAAGAAACAGGATCATACCTAGTCGGATTGGTGGCGAACTTCTCATGATAAAAATCTCAACAAATATGGTTAAAGAAATCGAAAAAACTCTTGGTAGATATAAGAGTAAAACACCAATTGTTTTATATCGTGCTCTTAATAGAGCTGCATCTACTATGAGATCTAATGCAGCTAAGAAAACTCGCAAAGAATATCATATTAAATCAAGTGATGTTAAAAAAACAATAGAAACTATCAAAGCTCGCAGGTCAAGCCTGGGGGCTTTAGTAGTTTCAGAGGGTGAACATGTACCACTTGATAAGTTCAGGTATAAACCTAGAAAACCTAAGCCTTCTAATCCTCCCGAATTAAAAGTTGCTATTAAAAGAGACGGCTACAAAGATTTGAAAGATGCATTTGTAACTGACATCAATGGCAACAAAATATTTAAAAGAGTTGGAACAGAAAGGTTACCTATTACCAGAATGGCTGGCCCGGCCGTTCCCCAAATGATTTCAAACGATGAAATAGCTGATTATGCGAAAGATAGAGCAGAAGAGACATTCTATAAACGCCTTGACCATGAAGTAAAAAGAGTACTGGAGCGTGGTAAATAATGGTCCCTATATTATTGCAGAAACATTTAGTTGATGAAGTATTACCCGAAGTTTTTGAAGGTACAAAATTTTTAAATACTGATAATGAAAAAGTTAATATTAATTTTTATAAACAGTACTTGCCAAAAAAAAGAAAAGATAATGATGTCTTTCCTTTTGTAAATGTAATTTTGCTTGATGGAGAAGAGCAAAGCAAAGATGCTGCTAATTCAGCTCATATTCTTTTTATGGTTGGTGTTTATGATGAAGATGAAAATAATCAAGGTTATCAAGACAGCATAATTATTTTAAATAAGATATATCAACATTTAAGAGAAAAGGAACTTTTTGATAGCAAATATGTTATTGATTATCCGGTTAAATGGATGACTAACGATGATGTAACTTACCCTTATTTTTATAGTGCTTTAGAAACAAACTGGGAAGTCACAAAAGTTTTACAAACAAATGAAAATTTATACTCATAAAGGAGTGAATTAAATGGCTTATCAACATGGTGTATATATTACAGAACAAGCAACATCGCTAACACCTCCCGTGCAAGTTGACAGTGCTATACAGGTTATTGTAGGTACAGCACCAGTAAACTTAGTTGAAGACCCACAAGGAGCTGTTAATAAACCACTTATTGCTTATAGTTACGCCGAAGCAGTAAGTAAAGTTGGCTATTCTGATGACTTTGAAAATTACACTATATGCCAGTCTATTGATGCATCTTTTAGAGTCTTTAATGTTGCACCAATTGTACTGATTAATGTTCTAGATCCAGCAGAACATAATATAGCTGTAACAGATGAAGCGCATCCGATTGTTAATAATGAAATTGAAATTGAAGAAGAAGGAATAATGTTAGATGAAACCTTTTCGGTAAGCAGCGAAGACGGGGTAACCGATTATGTAAAAGATAACGATTATAAATTATCTTTTAATGATGATGGATTTGTTGTATTAGAAGTTGTAGAAGGTGGCCAGATAGAAACCGACGGAGAAACATCTCTAACTTTAGGATTTACAAAACTAGATCCATCTGCTGTAACTAAAGATGATGTTATCGGCGGTTACGATATTGCGACAGGTAAATATAAAGGATTAGAGAACGTCGAACAAGTATTTCCTCAATTATCAGTTATACCTGGTACTATTCTGGCCCCTGGATGGAGCCATATGCCATCGGTAGGTATTGCAATGACTTCAAAAACAAAAGGAATCAATGGTTCATTTAGCTGTCAATCAGTTCTTGATATTGACACAAATGATGTTGATGGAGCTGCTGCTTATAGTGATGCAGCTGGCTGGAAAAACGATAACAGCTATACTGATAAAAATAACATTGTTGCCTGGCCAAAAGCTATGGTTGGAGATAAGACATATTATTTTAGTGCTCTTATCGCACCACTAATGGCTTTCATTGATAACCAAAATGAAGGTGTTCCTTTTGTATCTCCATCAAATAAACAGGCCAAAATTACAGCTACTGTTTTAGAAAATGGAGAAGAGGTATATTTGGACCAGGTGCAGGCTAATTTATTGAATAGCAATGGTATTATAACTGCTATTAATATGGATGGTTGGAAAGCTTGGGGTAACAGAACTGGCGCTTATCCATCAACTACTGATCCAAAAGACGCATTTATATCAGTCAGAAGAATGTTCGATTGGTGGGGCAATACATTTATCCGCACATATTTCCAGAAAGTTGATGATCCGACTAACTTAAGGCTAGTTGAAAATATTGTGGATAGTGAAAATATCAGAGCAAATGGTTATAAAGCAAAACAACAAATTGCTGGAGCTAAAATTGAATTTAACCAGGATGAAAATCCATTGACTGATATTATCGATGGAAAAATTGTATTCCATCAGTATTTAACACCATATCCACCAGCTAGATCAATTACAAATATTTTAGAATTTGACCCTTATGCTCTGCAAGCAGCTCTTGGAGGTGAATAATTATGTCAGTAAATCCTATTCCAGAAAAAGTAGTCAACTTCAATCTTTATGATGAAGGGGAAAAAATGATTGGTATCACAGGTGAAGTGACATTACCAAATTTCGAAGCAATGTCAGAAACAATTTCCGGAGCTGGCATAGCAGGGGAATATGAAAGTCCAACGCCTGGACATTTTAGCAGCATGGAAATAGAAATTCCATATAGAACAGTGAATGGTCGCTCAACAAAGATGATGACTCCCACTGCCAAAACTATTATTTTGCGGGGGTCTCAGCAAATTAATGATTCTTCTGCTGGAACAATTGAATATCAGCCGGTAAAAATAACCATGAAAGTAGTCCCTAAAAATCTTAATTTAGGAACTATGGGAGTTGGCCAGCCATCTGAAACAGCAAATACTCTTGAAATACTCTATATCAAAATAGTTATTGATGGAGAAGAAGTTTTAGAGTATGACAAATTGAACTTTATTTATGTTGTTGATGGCCAAGATATTCTAAAAGAAGTAAGAGAACAGATATAAATTATATAGGAGGTAAATTAAATGTCTAAAGAAGTGAAAAAAGATAATCCGTTGATCATTGAATTAAGTAAGCCAATTAAGTTTGAAGATAAGACTATAGAAAAAATTGATTTAACTGGTTTGGAATCTTTAAAAACCAGCGATTTAATTGAATTAGAAAAGCAGTTTAATTTAGATGGCAACTTTTCTTCTCAGCCAGAGGCCAGTGTAGCTTATGCAAGATTGGTATCTAATCGAGTTACAGATTTACCATTAGAATTCTTTGATCAATTAGGCGCTAAAAATATTATCAAAGTAAAGACTGCGGTAATGAATTTTTTCTATGGAGAGGAATAAAAGCTACTGATGGAAAAAAGCTAAGAAAAATTTCTGTCAGTTTAGGTTTGAAAACATCAACCAGCGTTGATTTTTATTACAATCTAGAAATAGATGAACTTTTCAATATAGCTGATGATATAAAGGCGGTGACTAAAAATGGCAAGTAGAACCACTTATCAAACTCATTTTCTTTTGGGAGCAAAAGTTCAATCTAGTATGCATAAATCTTTTTCTAAAGTCCAAAAAAATATGAAAAACATCAGAAAAAGTGCAGGCTATACCGAAAGCGCTTATTCTAAATTAGGTAGAACCATGAAAAGAGCCTTAGGCGCTGCCGGAATATACTTTAGTGCCAGAACAATAGTCACCGCTTTAAAAAGTTCTACTCAAGCAGCAATGGAATTTGAAGATCAAATGGCTGATGTTGGTACTCTCCTAGACGGTAATGTAAAAGAAAAGTTAGGTAATTATAGTGAACAGGTTAAACAAACTGCAATTGCAACTGGTATTTCTACTGAACAACTTAACAGAGGATTATATGAAACTATATCAGCATTAGGAGAAAGTGCTGATACTTATGATATTTTTCAAAAGGCTGCAGAAAATGCTCGCGGTGGTAATGCTGATGTTCAAAACGTAGTTAAATTTCTTTCAGCCACAATGAAAGGTTATGGAGATGTAAGTGCAGAAACTGCTCAAAAAGTATCTGATTTAGGCTTTCAGACAGTTAAATTAGGACAAACAAGTTTCCCTGAATTAGCACAGAATATGGGTGATGTAGTACCTCTTGCTGGTGCAATGGGAGCCAATATGGAGTCTGTTTTCGGGGCGATGGCCACTCTGACTGGTGTTACTGGTGATACTGCAAAAGTAAGTACTCAGTTAAGAGGTGTTTTTACTGCTCTGACTAAACCAACTTCTGCTATGAAAGAAGTAATAAACGGTTTAGGGTACGAATCTGGTGCAGCTATGATCAAAGCGAAAGGATTCCAGGGAACGCTAAACCTTTTGAAGAAAGCAACCGGAGGATCTACAGAACAACTAAGTAAAATGTTTGGCCGAGTTGAAGCGTTAAATGCAGTTATTGCTTTAACTGGAGCCCAG